TCTACCGATAGCGAACAAAAACTAAGAGGCAGGAAAAGGGATATTTTGTTTGTGAATGAGGCAAACGAATTAAAGTATATTGAATGGCAGCAGCTAAAAATGAGGACAACAAAATTTTCTTTGCTCGACTATAATCCGTCTTTTTCCGATGAACATTGGATTTGCGACGTCAACAAAGAAGATAAAACGTTTCATTTTATTTCAACATATAAGGACAATCCGTTTCTTGAACAAACAATTATCAACGAGATAGAGAGTCTTCAACATAAAAATGAAAGCCTTTGGAAGATTTACGGGCTTGGATTACAAGCACAAATCGAGGGGTTAATTTTCACCAATATTGAAATCATAGATGAAATTCCCGGTCATGTTAAAATGAATAATATTGGAATAGACTTTGGGTATTCTAACGATCCAACTGCAATAGTTGATATAGGGATATATAATGACTGTTTATATGTTGATGAAATATGTTATAAAACATATATGCTTACGTCAGATATAATCAGAGAACTGAAACCACATTATCCCAAAAAAGTTATTGCCGAAAGTGCAGATCCTCGACTTATTCAAGAAATACGCAATGCGGGTATAAACATCAAACCGGTAACGAAGGGGCGTGGATCTGTCATGGAAGGTATAACAAAAATGCTTGAATATAGGATATGTATAACAAAACAATCCATTAACATAATCAAAGAATTGAAGAATTATACATACGAACAAGACAGTAATGGTAAGTGGCTAAATAAACCTATTGATGCATTTAATCACGGAATTGACGCTACTCGTTATGTTGTTCTTGAAACTGTGCTCGGGAAAAACAGGAAAAAACAAAACGTAGCAGATCTTTTCGGCTACTAAAAATATAATAAAATATGACGATAGAAGAAATTTTTAAGCAGTCAACATCAAATGACGTGATTTCAGAATTGAAGTCAAGGCGCTACATTCCTCAACCTGATGTTGAGGCTGCAAACAAAGCACTTAATCCCGAACTGCATAACATAAACGATAAAATTTTGCGACCGGATAAACGTGTAAAAGTTGATGCAGAAGACAACAATATACGAAAAGTAGTTGATACAGGCGGCGATTCTGTAAACTACAAAATAGAGAAGGTTGCACGCATCAAATTGGCACTCCAAAAGCTGATAATCAAACGTGCTGTTTCGTTTCTGTTCGGAAATCAGGTAGCTTATAACGCAAGCCCGGATAATGCCAACCAGGAAATGATTGTAAAAGCCTTGAACCGCATCTTGTACGATGTGAAAAGCAATTCATTGAACCGGAAGATTGCACGTTTGATATTCGGTTATAAAGAGTGCGCCGAACTTTGGTATCCTGTTGAAAAACAAAATACAAACTACGGTTTCAACTCGAAGTTTAAGCTGCGTTGTGCCGTATTTTCGCCTGGATTGGGAGATATTTTATATCCATATTGGGACGAAACTGGTGACATGATAGCTTTCTCTCGCGAATTCGCAAGAGAGGATAATAAAATTAAGTACAATTATTTTGAAACATATACCGATACGGAGCATTGGCTATGGTTATACGGAGTGAATGGTTATGAAGTCGTTGACGGTTATCCCAAACCAATTTCAATCGGAAAAATCCCGATAATTTACGGGTATCAGGATACTTTTGAAACTGAAGACGTAAATTCGTTAATCGATAGGTTAGAAACATTATTGTCAAATTTTGCAGATACAAACGATTACCATGCAAGCCCGAAAATCTTTGTTACAGGGCAAATAAACGGATGGTCAAAAAAAGGAGAAAGCGGTGCCGTTATCGAAGGGGAAGAAGGATCAACAATGGAATATGTGTCATGGCAGAACGCACCGGAATCGGTAAAACTTGAAATAGAAACACTCTTGAAAATGATCTATACGATCACCCAAACACCTGACATTTCGTTTGAATCGGTAAAAGGACTTGGAGCAATATCAGGAATTGCATTGAAATTACTTTTCATGGATGCGCATTTAAAAGTGCAGGATAAAAGAGAAATATTCGATGAATACTTGCAGCGTCGTGTAAACGTGATAAAAGCCTATATAGGCAAGTTCAATACAGCGCTTGAAGCTGAATGTGAGATGTTGGAAATAGAACCGGAAATAACACCGTACATGCCTGTAAACGAAATAGATGAAATAAACATGTGGCTGGCTGCAAACGGGAACAAGCCGCTTGTTTCGCAGAAAGCAAGTGTAAAAGGTGCAAACCTGACACAGGACCCGGACAAAGACTACGAGCAAATACAAAGCGAGAGTGCAGCGGATAGTTATGTCGATATGTTTGAACCAACTGTTTAGTAAAATGATAATTTAAAGACGTCAAAATGCCCAATATGTAAAATACATGAACAAAACAAAATGACACAAAATTATGGGAATACAATCTAATCTCGATATGTCTGCATTGCGCAAATATGCCGAATCAAAAAAAGAAGCATTTACCGAAGCAGCTTTAGAAGCCTATAAAATAGCGTGTATTAAAATGGTTCAACGGGCAAAACAGACAAATACTTATAAAGATCAAACACACAAATTGCGTTCCTCTATTGGTTGCGTCATATATTATGACGGGAAAGAAGTATATAATTATTTTGAATCGACTGGCGGCGAAAAAGGTGGTGAAGGTGTACAACAAGGGCTTGCGTATGCCGGAACTATTGCCGGACAACAAGGAGACAAAATTATTGTTTCTGTAATTGTTGCCGGAGCTGAATATGCACTATATGTGGAGGCAAAAGGATATGATGTGCTTACAGGAAGCACGCGGCAATTTGCAGATGATTTGAAAATCGAATTTGATAATGTCATAAATGCTTTTAAGGAGCACATACAAGAAAAATTTAATATATAATGGCAAAAGGGGAAAACGATGATATAAAAAAAAAGAAAGAAACAGAATATCTTATTCGTAAACTCCAAAATACGGTATATAAAAATTATTTATCGAGTCTTAATATTGCAGGTGTAAAAAAAGCAATAAAAGATAAAGATGACGATTTTTTCTTTTCAAACAATGATACGGCTAATAAAGAGGTAAATAAATTGCTTTCTGAAATGGCAAAGCAGATGAATTATTTGCTGCTGAACGCAATTGAAAAAGAATGGAATCAGTCACAAGAAACATTCTGGAAAAACGCTGAATCAAAGCTTGCAAAAACAGAAAAAGAAAGAGAAATTTTCAATAAAATACGTGAAACAGCAACACAATCAGCTCGTGATAAAACAGCACAATCATTTTATAATGAAAAGCGTGAGAGAGGATTAAATATATCGGACAGAGTATGGAATTTAGCCGGTAATGCAAAAAAAGAAATTGAGATTATCATTCAAAACGGTATAAAAGAAGGTAAAAGTGCTGATGATATACAAAAGAGCCTGAAAGGATATTTGAATGAACCTGAAAAACTATTTAGACGTGTACGCAATAAAGAAACAGGAGAGCTTGAATGGAGCAAAGCTGCACAAAAATATAAACCAGGACAAGGTGTATACCGTTCGGCATACAAAAACGCCATGCGTCTTGCTCGTACAGAATTGAAAGCAGCTAATTGTGAAGCTGTATGGAATTCTGCTCAAAATAATCCTTTAATTACAGGTTGGAAAATAGTATTGAGCAACAATCATACTACACTTATAAATGGCGTACCTACTAAATTTAAGGATATATGCGACACCTTGCAAGGTATTTACCCTAAAACATTCAAATTTAAGGGGTGGCACCCGCAATGCAGATGCGAAATGATACCAATCCTTATTACACAAAAAGAGAGTAAGAAGTTATATAAAAGCATTTTTGATAATAAAAAAAGTGAATGGAAACCTGAATTGATCAACAAAATGCCAGATGGATTTAACAAATGGATTGAAGAAAACAAACAAAGACAGTCAAAATCAGGTTCAGTTCCTTATTTCATTCGTGACAACTTTGTGAATGGTAATTTGGCAGATGGATTGAAATATATTGCACCAAATAAACCAATCAAGCCTGTAAAGACCGAACAACAAAAAGCCGATATACAGGCCCGTTGGAATACACGTGTTACAAGCAGGAAATATAACGATCAGCTGCAAGAAATAAAAGCTAAGTATGGCAAAGAAAGTAATACCATTTCCGATCTGACAGATAAAATCAGTAAAGAAATCCAACGTGGAGCAGATATATCAAAGATTGATTCCATGATGGATGAATTAAAACATAAATCAGAAGTAAAGGCCGCTTGGGATGAACGAGTAGAAATCAACCGCCTTGAAACATTGCTTGTAGATGTAAAGAATTTAAAGAAACAATTTGACATACAAGCAATTGAATCCGTATTCAATGCAGTTGAGAAAAAACTTGCCACATGGGAAAATTTACCGCTTGAACAACAAGTCAATAAACTGAATTTCGAAATTGATTGGGTCGAAAAAAACAAAAAATACGATACTTGGAAAGTTGCTAAAGATGCATATAAAAAACGGCTTGAAAAGGTTGAATATCTTATCGGTAAACAGGTTGTTAAAGCAAGTATTACACATGCCATTGATTTTGCAAAATCGACAAAAAGCGAAAAAGTTAAACAAATGGCTGAAGAATTATCAGTGTTACTTGATAAGGAAACACCTGTTGCTGTTTTGCAGGAAAAAGCACATGCAATAAATCTTAAGGTTGCAGAACTGGAAGCTGCAAAAGCAGCAAGGCAAGCAAAGAAATACGCCGGTAGTGTTAAGTTTGATGAGAGCAGCTACAGTCAAGAGCGCAAAAATAATGCTATGTGGGAAAAGAAATCACCGGAAAATGCAGATAAAAAAATTCGTGACGTTTGCGGAAAAGTATGGCAAAACGCCACTCAGGATGAAAAAGAAGGAGCATATTATTATACGCATACATACAGTTCAATAAACGAACCGTTAAGAGGTATTACTTATTATGGCGATAAAAGTGTACAAGAATCACAATCGAAAGTTCCACATATAACATCAATTATCAATAAATCTTCATATGATTTCGATATTTGGGTTCAAAGAGGCGTTGATCATAATGGATTTACAGGTTTATTCGGAATGGATTTGCGCAATAAAACAATAGAGGATGCTCGAAAATCATTACTGGGTAAAACAGGAGTTGACAAAGGATTTTCTTCATGTGCGGTTGTAAAAGGAAGAGGATTTAGCAAAAAAGATATTGTATATAACATTTATTGTCCTCGAGGAACAAAAATGCTCTATTTGGAACCTTTTTCTTCGTTCGGAAGAGGTACGCAGTCTCCGTATTGGGATGGTAAAACAAAACAAAGCGACTTCGGATATGAAGTAGAAATGTTGTTGCAGCGAAATACAACTTTCCGAATTACAAAAATAGAGAAATCCGACAAATGGTATATAGATGTTGAGGTTATAGGGCAACTTTAATTGCTTTTATAACTTTCAATGTACCATTTTTTAAAATCATCTACGGCAAAAATCATTGCATAATAGTTTTTTGCAAACCTGTTAAATAAAAGAGCTTTAAGTGTTATTGGTGTTCCATCCAAATGTTCAAACGAAATAAGCCCGACATTCGAATAATCTTTTAAATATTGATCCAATATTGGATTATTTGATTCATTCATTTCATACCATATGCTCTCATAAAACCAACAAAGTTCGGCATCATGATTATTACTTTGTTTGAACGGGTTTTCTTTTTCACCCTTGAAATATCGACAAAAACTAAAATCTTCCATTTTTTTTGTTGTTATTGAAGTTAAATAATACTTGAATAAATTCGTCCGGCAAATATCCTAAAACAGCCGACTTGAAATGTTCCGGAACACCATAAAACGCTTCTGCAATGCTACCGGTTATTGCAGCAATGGTGTCACTATCACCGCCGATAGAAACAGCCAGTCGGATTGCGCTTTCAAAATCGGTACTTTCAAGGAATGCAACAATGGCTTGCGGTACGGTGACTTGGCATGTTTCGTTAAATGTATTGGTTTTGCGTATTGAATCGCAAGTCATGTCAAGATTATAACCATATAATCTTGTTATTGTTTCTTTTAAATCTTCTTTTGAGGATATAAATCTTGAATGATAAATACATTCTGTAATTGCCAATGCTCCTTTAATGCCCTCAGGATGATTGTGCGTACAAATAGCAGAATTATAAGCATTAATATAAACTTCTGAAATAGAATCAGACCACCAAGCGCAAGGAGATACCCGCATTGCCGAACCGTTGCCAAAGCTGTAATAAGGCATTGGATTGGGTGAATGCAACCATGCTGCAAAAGAGCCGCCATATCCGCCTTTTGGCGTGGAATATTTCAAACACCAATGCCGCAACGATTGTCCAAAGGATATATCTTTCAACAAAGCATCGGCAACCGCTACGGTGCAAACTGTATCGTCCGTAAAAGAACAATCCTTTGCGAACAATTGAAAGTCAGTACTTAAATTATTGTTGAACTCAAAGCGTGAACCAACAATATCACCTATTATCGCCCCTATCATAATTTGAATTTTTACGGTTTCCTTTTTTTCTGTGAATTTCACCACGATATATGGTGCAAATTTTGTTACGGTATGGACGTTCCGGCGTTATTCCATACGACCACAACCGAGATTTTGACACTCCCAATTGTTTTGGAGTAAACTTATCGAATATTGCAGCTATAGAACCGAAATAAAAATGATTATTATCTCCAAAACACACATGTACGATTCTGTTTCCATTCATATTTTATTATCGGATAAAGATTTTATACCGCAACGATTATAAGAATCACAAGTTGGACAATGTCTCTTTATGTTTTTTCTTGTTTTCTTTTGTATAATCAATCTTTTTATCCAATTTAAATTATGATATGCAAAATAATCACGAATGCCACCAAGATTAAATCGTATATAAGTATTTATAGCACAATTACTTTCAATTGTACGCAAGTAGTCATCATAATATGATTTTATATTTATCATTTCCATTACAAATGTAATTATATTATTTATGAGATTCGACAATCGATCCGGATGCTTTTGTTATATAAGTTTGAATTTCTTTGCTTGTTTCATCGATATTGAATAACATTTCGTTCTAATCGGTTCCCCGTATTTGTCGCAAGTACCATCGATCATATACACATCAAACCTCGTATCCGGATTGATATATTCTTTACCATTTTGAATATGTTTATGAGTAGCTTCTATTGCATCGGTTAATGTCAATGCCGTTGTTTCTCCGCATATCCAACATTCTTCATTTTTACACTCCCAATCTTTATATTCTGAATCAACAATATATCCTGAATACATATTTTGTCCAATGAAAATTGGATTTTCTTTTGTAGGAGTAATGTAATCATTTTCCATAATTGTTGCGATTTTAATTTGTTAGTACAATTGTGTGTTACTATAAAACACTACAAATATAACTGTTTTATTTAATATAACAAACTTTTCAGAAGAAAAATTATTTGGGATTCATTCTTTTTTTGCTGAATGTGAATAAAAAAAGAATAAGTATGCATGCTAAGACAAATGTATTACTATAATACAGATTATTTTTGTTATGTGTTGATTTGTAAAACATTTAAAAATCATTGAAATGAAAGAAAAAATTCTCGCATTACTGCAGGCAAAATTCGCAGGCGTGCGTAAAGACGGATTAAATCACCTGGCACGCTCACTTGCGTTACAGGCAACAACAGATGAAGAAGCATCGGCCCTTATTGAAAAGCTGACGAAAGAACAGGTTGAAACATTCGTTAAGGAATATCGGGCTGAAGTGGACAAAGAGGTTTCTGAAGGCAATAAAACATTTGAAACGAACTTGAAAAAGAAGTTTGACCTTGTCGAAAGGAAAGCCCAAGAACCCGGATCGGGCGAACAGGAGACAAAAAATGATGACGGCACGACTGATATTGCAACAATGATTAAAAATGCAATAGCCGAAGCCGTAAAGCCGCTACAAACCGAATTGGAAAAGTACAAAGCGGGTGATATTGCAAAAACAAGGCTTCAGACTTTGAACGAAAAACTTGCTGCGTGCAAAGACGATAATTTCAAGGCGCAAACCCTGAAAGATTTCCAACGCATGCAGTTCGATTCGGACGAAGCATTTACTGAATACTTGACCGAAAAAGAAACCGCAATTTCAATTGCAAATCAAAACATGGCTAATGCCGCATTAGGCAGTCACGGAAAGCCCATTTTCGCACAAAAGACGGAAGCCGGTATTTCAAAAGGTGTGGCAGACTATGTGGAAAGCAAAAAAACCGAAAGCAATGAACTTTCGGGAAAAGAAGTTTAATTTTTAAAACAAAATTAATATGGCACTTACAATAAAAAGACAAAGTGATAATCGTGTCACTAAATGTGTGCTTCATCGGATTGCAGATATTCCAGGAGGGGTAACCGTATCGGTTTCCGAATTGGGAGGCAATGTTCTGTTTGAGGGCACACCAATTGGTGTTGGGTCGAATGGTCTATACAAAGTAGTCAAAACAGCGAAAGTAGTAACCGCAGCTACCAGTAGTGCAACTACTTATGAAGTTGCCAAAGGTCACCATTTCAAAGTTGGAGATTATTTTGCTGCAGGAACTGCGAATGGTCAAGCGATTACCGCTATCGACAAAACCGATCCGGCCAAAGATGTTATAACCGTCGGAACAACGCTTGGTGTTGCTATTACAGTAGATACCGTAGCGTATCAAACTACCGGTTCAAACAAGACATTGGCGGTTACGCCTTCAGCCTTTGCAGGATCGACAGAGGATGTTGAAGAAGGAAACAATCTGTTTGTATCTGCTTGGGTTATCGGAGTATTAAAAGAAGCAAACGCACCTGCAGTTACCGAAGCAATAAAAACTGCACTGAAAGGTGTAATTTATGTTTAACCCCTTAAAAAATAAATAGTTATGCAGAAATCATTAATGATAGGGTTGAATGAAAAAGATATGGAAGCTGTTGTACGGACGTACGATCTGAAAGATTTCTATTATCCAACCCTTTTCCCGTTGAAAGAAACTAATTTTCTGACATGGAAAATGTTGGAAGCTCAAGCCGGTTTAAAAATAGCAGCCGACTTGGTATCAAGGGGTGCAACAATTCCGAGAAAAACTCGAGAAGCTATCAGCCGAATTCAGGGCGATATTCCGAAAATTTCAATTTCCCGCGAGAAATTGGAAGACGAATTGACCGAATACGATATTATGGTTGCAATGGCTGGGAATAATCCTGACCTGAAAGCACTTGTAGAGTTTTGGGCTGAAGATACAAAGTATTGCTGGGATGGCGTGGCCGCACGTGCGGAATGGATTGCTTTGAAGCAAATTTCATTGGGTAAAGTGAAATTCACGAACTCAAATAATGCCGCTATCGTTACGGAATACGATGTGGATTATCAAATACCGGCAACACAAAAAATCGGTGTTAATACTTCATACATAAACGCAGCGTCTGGCAAACCTTTTACGAAGGACTTTCCGGCAGCTCTGAGAATAGGTAAATCTATAGGGGCAAACTATAAGTTTGCTTTTATGAGTCTCGATACATTCACTACGTTTGCTAATCAAGAAGAAGTGTACAAACGTTGCGCTTCTTTTGTTCAGAACGTCGCAAACACACAAGACGCTCCAAACTTGGAAACGGTAAACGCATACTTGAATAAACAAAGCCAGATTTTCAGAGGTCTCCAAATTATTGTGATCGATCAAGATATTACAATTGAATTGGCGGACGGAAGCCGTATCACAGAGAATCCATTCGAGGAAAATGTAATTCTTTTCTCTGAAAGTAAGATTCTTGGGAATACATATTGGAAAAGGCCTATTGATTTGAAGCTCGAAGGAAGTGCGGCTGTCAAGGCTCTTAATGGGCACACTTTGATTAAAAAATACTCTGAAGAAAGCCCCGTAAAAGAGGTGACCGAAGGTATAGCAAATCTATTCCCGGCTTGGAATTTGGCAGGTCGTTCTGTTCTTATGCAGATAGACGCTACCTCATGGAATAAGAACTAAAATAATGTCGGTGAATACAGAAATGTAAACACCGGCATTTAAAAAGCGTGTGCGATGACAAACAAGGAATATTTGACTAAAACATTGAGCGGGTTCGGACTTTCGGATGATGACATTGACATTATCCTTTTGAAAAGTTCGCTTGACGGAGCCTCCGATCTGGATATAAATGCATGTGATCTGGCTGTTTACAACAGATTTTCTATTATCCTCAAAGGGATGATGCAGAATGTATCAGAAGGAGGTTATTCCGTAAGCTGGAATATGGAAGCAATTAAGCTTTATTATTCTGCCTTGTGCAATGAATTGGGCAAAGAAAACGTGCTTGTCGGGCGTCCGAAGGTTTACAATCGTTCAAGTTATTGGTAAATGAAAGTAGAACAATATCCACATTATTTATTTTCGATTCTTGGCGGAGAATCTGTACAAGACGATGAAGGAAATTGGAGTGATTCGGAGACAACCACAGAATTTATTTCCGTTTGCCGTGAGGAACATTCCATAGATTTACATCATTAATTCAATTGCCTAAGGATTCGCAAAAAGTAGACGTGGGTACAAGTATTTTCGTTGCCAATAATGCGGATGGTTCTGATGTGCGTATAGAAGGCGTTGTGCTTAAATTTGACAAAGGTCAGTTACATAATAGATTATGGGTATAACGCCGAATTTTACACGTGCTGACATTCAAAAGCGTTTCGATGCTTTTCTCGATCAAATCATTAAACAACAAATCAAACGGCTGCAAATGCTTGGAGAGATGTGCGTTATTGAAGCTCGA